GAAATCTGCCGGGCGTTTCGCGTGCCGCCGCACATGATTCAAGACCTCACCCGCAGCACGTACTCGAACATCGAGGTGCAAGGCACCGAGTTTGTGCAGCACTGCCTCTTGCCACATCTCAAGCGGTGGGAGGCCGCCATCACCCGCGACCTGCTCGCGGAGGGCGAGGACGAGACGTACTTCGCCGAGCACAGCGTGGCCGGGCTTCTGCGTGGCGACCACGCGAGCCGGTCGGCCTATTACGTGTCGGCCCTGCAGAACGGGTGGATGAGCGTCAACGAGATCCGAGAGCTCGAGAACATGAACCCGCTGGGCCCCGAGGGCGACCAGCACTTTGTCCAGCTGAACATGACCACGCTTGAAAAGGTGGCTGCCGGCGACGAAGAGCCGCAGCCGGAGCCGGCCCCCGAGCCGGTTGTTGAGCCGGTGGCCGAGCCCGTGGTCGAGGTTGAAGCCGAACAGGAGGACGTGACCGATGGAGATTGAACGCCGCTCGCTGCTGGTGGAAGAAGTGCCGGAAGCCGAGCTCGTCGTCGAGACGCGGGCCAACGGCCGCGAGGCGATTCGTGGACTGGCAATCCCGTACAACCGGCTCTCCGTGGATCTCGGCGGTTTCCGCGAGCGGATTTTGCCGGGGGCATTCGACAAGATCTTGAGCCGCCAGCGTGGCAAGCAAGAGATCGTGTCGTACTTTAATCACGATTCCAATTGGCTACTGGGCCGCGAGTCGGCAGGCACGCTCGAGATCACCGCAGACGATCGTGGCATCAGCTACACCGTGGAACCCCCAGACACGCAAGCAGGGCGTGATGTCCTTGCCTTAGTGAGATCGAAAAATTTGAGGGGCAGCAGCTTCGCGTTCACAGTCGCGCCGCGCGGCGGTGAGCGGTTTACCACCGACGAGAACGGCCGGGCAATCCGCGAGGTGGTTGAGGCGTCTGGCCTTTACGAGATGGGGCCCGTGGTCACGCCGGCCTACAGCAGCACGAGCGTTGCCGTCGCCATGCGTTCATACGAGGCGTGGCTGGCCGAGCAGACGCAGGAGCCGGCAGCCCAGGTGGACTGTTCGCGTTCGGCCCTGCGGGGCGTCGCCGCCGCCTGGGCTGCCATCCTGCGAACCAAGCATGTCTGACCGACCACGCTGTCAATGCGGCGAACAGCTGCGGACACGATCGAGCCGCGCGTGCGGCGACGAGCGGCAGCGGTATCTACGCTGCCCACGGTGCGGCGCTCGCGCGGTGGCGTTTGTGAAAACAACACATTCTCAAATTCGCTACTGCAAGGCTCCACGGTCGTAATGCGATTGTGAACTCCACGGCAATCACGCCCTGGAGAAATCACGCATGGACCGCCTTAGCACGCTCCGCAACGAGGCCGCCGAGGTTGCGACCCGCATCGAGGCGCTGACCGCTCTCGACTCCGACAACAAGTCCGACATCGACGCCCGGAACCTCGAGCTCTCGGGGCTGACCGACAAGGCCAAGTCGCTGTCGTCGCAGATCGACTTTGAGGCGAAGGTCGCCGAGTCGGTTGCCAACCTCCGCAGTGTCGCCGAGCGTTGCAGCCCGGCCCCCGAGGTGCGTGCCGAGCAGCCCAAGGCCCGGATCGAGGCCGTGCGTGACGGTCGGACGCTGAAGGCGTTCCGCTCGCACGAGGACGCCTACCGCGTCGGCAAGTGGCTCCAGGCCACCTACGCGGGCGACGCCGATGCGAAGCGGTGGTGCCATGACCACGGCGTCGAGGCCCGCACCATGGTGGGTGGCGTCAACTCGGCCGGCGGCTTCGCCGTGCCCGAGGAGATGTCTGCCACGATCATCCGCAACGTAGAAACCTATGGCGTGGCCCCGACGGCCCTGCAGAACTTCAACATGTCTTCGGACGTGCTGTCGATCCCGAAGCGGATCAGCGGCGTGTCGGGCGCGTGGATGGGCGAGAACGCCGAGTTTTCCTACAGCGACATGACCGGCACGCAGGTGCAGCTCGTGGCGCAGAAGTTCGGCGTGGCGACCAAGGTCAGCAACGAGCTCTTCGCCGACGGCGTGGGCGTTGCGGACCTCATCGCCACCGAGCACTCGCTCGCCATTGCCAAGGCCCTGGACGAAGCGGTCTTCATCGGTGACGGCACCTCGACCTACGGCGGCCACTACGGCGTGACGGTCAAGCTGACCGACGCGGCCTACTCGGCCTCGCTCGTCACGGCTGCCACCAACAACGGTGCCTTCGAGACGCTCGACAAGGAAGACTTCCTTGCGGTCATGGCGAAGTGTCCGCGCTACGCCCTGCCCGGCGCTCGGTGGTACATCTCGCCGGCTGGCTACCACGCCTCGATGCAGCGGCTGGACTTGGCCCAAGGTGGCAGCGTGAGCGTCGCCCAGGGCTTCGGCCTGACGTTCATGGGCTACCCGGTTGTGCTCGTTCACCCGATGAACGCCGTGCTGGGCACGGACGTGTCGAAGGTGAAGGTGCTCTTCGGCGACCTCGCCATGGCCGGTGCCCTTGGTCTTCGCCAGGGCTACCAGCTGCGGGTGAGCCAGGAGCGGTTTGTGGAACTCGACCAGACGCTCGTCTCGGGCGTCGTGCGGGCCACCGCGAACTTCCACAGCCTGGGATCGACGACCGAGGTTGGCCCGGTGGTTGCCCTCCGTACGCACTCGGCGAACTCTTGACCCTCTGACCCTCGAGGAGAATCTCTGACATGATTTCTGTAGCAGCGACCAAGAGCGTCGTCAGCGGCAAGAACGCGGTCTTTACCTCGTCCCAGACCAACACCTTGACCCTCGACACCCTCGGCTACGATTACGCCAGCATCGACGTGATCTACGGCCCGGTGGCGAGCACCTCGAGCGTGGCCCAGACGCTGACGCTCAAGCAGGGCGATGCGTCGAACGCCGTCACCGAGAACGTGACCGGGTTCACGGGCGACATGAAGCCGGCGGCCTACGCCGGGCAGACGGTGTCCACGACCATGACGATCTCGCGCATCGAGGTGGATTGCCGTGGCAAGAAGCGTTACCTGGCCGTCGCAACGTCGCCAAACACCGACGCGGTGATCGTGATCTCGGCCCGGCTGTCGCGGGCCGAAGAGGCCCCGTACAACGCCGCCACGAAGGGCGTGTCGGTCAACACGGCCGGCTGACGCTTGACGCTCTGAGCACACTGGACGGCTGGCAGGGCACAACGCTCTGCCAGCCGTTTTCTTTTGGGTCACGCACATGCTCGTCAAGGTCGGCGGTTCGCAGGTTGACGTTCGGGTCGAGGCTGTGTTCTCGATGCCTCGGCTGGGGTTCAACGACAATTTCTTTACCTGGGCGCAAGCCCTCATGCCGCTGGGCATCAGACCAACAAAAGTTACAGGATGTTTTTGGGATCAATGCATGGAGCGTGTGTTTGAGCAGTTCGTGGACAAGTGCGAGTATCTGCTCACGATCGACTACGACACCTTTTTCACCAAGGAAGACGTGGAGCATCTCTTCGCCCTGGCCATGACGTTTCAATGCGACGCCCTTACCGGGCTGCAGTGCAAACGTGAAGACGGGCGGCCGATGATGACGCTCAAAGGCACGCTCAACAATCCGCCGAAGAACGGCGAAACGACGCTGCCGATGGACTGGTTCGCCCAGCCCGTGCAAGAGGTGGACACCGTGCATTTTGGCTGCACCGTGATCTCGACGGCCGCCCTCAAGCGAACGCCGAAGCCGTGGTTCTATTCCAAGCCGGGCCCGGACAACTCGTGGAATGACGGCAGATTAGACGCCGACATCTACGCCTGGAAGAACTTCCGCGAGGGCGGCGGCAACCGAGTCTTCGTCACGCCTCGCGTCGTCCTGGGCCACGGGGAATACATGATTACCTGGCCGGGAAAGAAGTTTGCCGCGCCTGTCTACCAGTATTCGACGGACTTCTGCAACACGCTGAAACGCCCCGAAACTGCATGGAGTGTGCCCGAGGAATGAAAATAAGAATGACCCAAAGCTACCGCGTCTACCGGCGTGGCCAGGTGCTGCCCGACGTGCCCGATGGCATGGCGAACGACTGGATCAGACGCGGCCTGGCTATCGAAGAGACGCAGCAGGAAATCGAGACGGCGGCCCTGGAGCCGGTGGTCGAGCGGGCCGACGCCACCTTGAAGCGAAAGCGTAAGCCGTGAAGTACCGCAGCCTCACCGTCGCCACTGCCCCGGTCGCCGAACCCGTGACGCTCGCGCAGGCGAAGGCGCACTGCCGCGTGGACACGAGCGACGACGACACCTACATCGGCACGCTCATCACGGCTGCCCGTGAGTGGGTGGAGGAGTATCTCGACCGGGCAATCGTCCACCAGCGTCTCACGATGCGTATGGACGCCTTCCCCTACGAGATCGAGCTACCACGCCCGCCGATGGCTACGGCCGGCACAACGACGGCTGTGGTGGTCACGTACACGCTGGGCGACGACTCCACCACGACGCTGCCCGAGGCGAACTACCGGGTGGACCGCAACAGCACGCCCGGCGTGGTGCGGCAGCTGCGGGCCGGCACCTGGCCGGCGAACTTGGACGACTACAACGCCGTCACCGTGACGTGGTGGGCGGGCTACGGGGCAAGCGGCTCAAGCGTCCCCGTGGCGATCCGGCACGCCGTCCTGATGCTGGTGGCGGAACTGTACGAGCGACGCATGGCGACCGGCCAGGGCGTCACCGAGGTGCCGTACGGCGTCAAAGCTCTGCTCGACTCGCAGCGGTGGGGCTCCTACCGATGATCGACGCCGGCAAGCTCCGCGAGCGAGTGACGGTGCAGATCGCCAGCGGTGCCACCAATTCGCTCGGCGAGCAAGTCCTGACGTGGAGCAACTCGTCGGCCGTGTGGGCGAGCGTGGAGGGCGTGACGGCCCGCGAGTCGCTGGGCCTGGGCCAGCAGGAGATCGCCGTGACCCACCGTGTGCGGCTTCGCTACCTGCCGGGCCTGACGCAGAACATGCGGCTGTCGTGGCGCAACCGCACGCTGGACATCGTGAGCCTCCTCGAGCGAGGCAACCGCAGCGAGCACGAGATTATCTGCCAGGAAACGGTGCCCTAATGGCGAACGTGTTTGCCGGCGGCACCGACAGGCCGCTCATCAAGTTTGCGCTGGGGCGTGGCAAGAAAGCCAAGGCCCTGTTCGCGGTTGAGCCGCTGGCAGACATCGTGGCCGAGCTCAAGAAACTGCCACGAGAGATCAGCACCAAGTTCCAGCTGCGGGCCCTGGAGCGTGCGGCAAAGCCTGGCCAAGAGGCCCTGCGGCGAAACGTAGCGTCGCTCGGCGAAGTGACTGGCAACCTGCTGGCCAGCGTCACCAGAGCCAAACGCAAGTACAGCAACAACCGTGCCAACCTGCCCATTGGCGTCGTGGTCGTGGGTTTCCGGCGTCCGGTCAACAGCAAGAGCCAGAAGGGTGCCACGCCGGCGTTCATTGGCGGCACCGTGCTGAAGGGCCCCAACAGGGCCTATCACTCGCACCTCGTGGAGTACGGCACCAAGGCCAGGACGCCGGGCTTTAAAACTAAAACTATTCGGCGCGGTCGCGTCATTTTGGGCGGCCGAATTCGCACAAGACTGGAATTCCGAGAGAAGGTTTCCGACAACCGTAGCGGCGTGCTGTCGTCGTTCAAGACGCGAGGCCCGTTTTTCCGGCCTGGGCAACGTCGCTACCCGGTGGACTTCATCGCCACCGGCCAAGTCCGTGGCAGCCCGCCGCGCCGGCCACTGACGCGGGCTTTCCAGGCCACGCAGGGCCAGATGCAGAGCATCCTCGACATTGAGATGCGGAAGTCGCTGCAGGCGGCCATCCGGGCGACGCAGAAGAAATACGGAGACTTCGGCCTATGAAATCCCCGGAAGCGGTTCTCCGCACCGCCCTCGTTGGCACCACTGCCGTCACGTCGCTCGTGGGCACCCGGATCTACCCCGTGCTGGCCCCGGCTTCCGCCTCGCTGCCGTTCGTGACCTGGCGTCGCACGGGCATCCAACGGGAGCAGACGCTCGGCAACCCCATGGGCGTGCCTCGGGTGACGCTGGAATACAACGTCTTCGGAACCACCTACGACCAGGCTCGTTCGGTGGCCGACGCCATGCGGAAGGTTCTGGATGGGTACGGCGGGACGGCGGACAATACGGTAGTGGATCAAGTGTCGCTAGAAAACGAGAGCGACGACTTCGTTTCACTCGGCGGGGCCGAAATGCCGCCGGCGTATCAGATCACGCAATCCTACGACATCCGCTGGCAGGAGAGTTGATACATGGCCACGACGCCGCATGGTAGTTCCGGCACGACGTTCGCTTTCGGTGGCACGACTTTTACTGTCACCAGCATCACATACACGCTCGGAGCGACTGGCGGCGGCGCGGACAACATCGACATTTCGCACCTCGGCCAGACGACCGGCGAAAGCGTAAAGAGTCTTGCGCGTCCGCTGGTTGGAACGCAGGGCGGCGACACGGGCAAGACCGTAAGCATTGAGTACATTGGCACGAACGCCATCGCTCAAAACGCCAGCGGCACGCTGACGATCACGGGCGGCATTTCCGTGTCTGGCACCGCGACCTGCAACAGCTCGGCGGTGACGCTGTCCGTCAACGACGTGATCCGGGGCTCGGCAGAGTTCCAGTTGGCTTGAGCCACGGAGGTTTCCGTGGCCACGTACTCGACTGGGATAGCCGCGACCTGGGGCTCAGTTGCGTTTACCGAGGTCGTAGATCTCTCGTGGACGTACGGCGGCGAGAACGTCCTGCGCGGTGCGGGGCTGTTCAACTTCTCGCACGGCAGCGTGTCGATGGTCGCGCTAGGCGCGACGCCGACGATTGCCAACATCGGCCAACGCAACACGCTCACCATCACGGGCGGCGGCGTTGGCTTGACAATAAAGGCATTATTGAAATCTGTAGGTGCGTCTGCCGAAGTGAACGGCGTGACTCGCACCGCCGTGGAGTTCGACATCTTCGAGGATTGATTCCATGCCAGTGCTCACCAGGGACCAAATTGATTCCGCACACGACGCCAAGATTATTCGCGTGCCTGCGTTTGGTGGCGAAGTGTGCATCCGGCTGATGACGGTCGGCGATCGTGACAGCTACGAGGTAAAGCTGCTGGACGCCCAGTCGCAATCTGTGCCTGTCATTCCCGACTTTCGCTCGGAGCTCTTGGCTCGCTGCATCTGCGACGAAAAGGGCGTGCTGCTGTTTCCCGGCACCGAGGGAGTTGAGGCCCTCAAGCGTCGCAG